GCCAGGATCCGGATTGTCTTTATCATCAGAGGTGTATTCTTGCCCCAATTCAACTAGGGCTTTCTTCAAATCTCTGCCAGAAAAGTCACATCCTTCTCGAACACACAAAACATGGTCGTCGCCCATCACTTTACACCTAATATAATCTTCAAAAATTTTCCGGGGATTCAGTCTGGTGAAGGCGTACCGGAGATAAGCTTCATTTTGGATCGAATTGACGATCGATGTAAATAAACATCCACTCATGTGGTAATGTTTAGGCCAGATCTTATAGCCACCAATTACGAATGGACTTTCGATCTCTCCGGCAATAAAAGCGCGATCCGCCTCTGGAGAATTTCCAACATCTCCCAGAAGCCGCAGACAAAGTTCGTATGATTTCCGATGGAATAGTGGATGGAATCGTTGATCGAACATTTTGTAATCACCAGCCACGAACTTTTTGCCACCGTGTTCGGTCAGATATTGATAGAACACATCAAAATCGAATGAATATTGATTAGCACCGATTGAAAAACTGGTGCCAGGCCAGGCATTATTAATCGCAATTAACAATGCTCCGTACCGCATTCGATTGGCTATCGTGGCGATCATGTTCCCGCAGAAAATGATACGGGTTCGGCCTTCAGCTCGTTTCTGTGGCGATACTAGCTCGTCTTTCAAGTACCCTAACCAGATATTTTCCGGTAGTTCACCTGAGTCCATACGAGCCAAATAGGCTTCCACAGCTGGTTTCAATATTGGAGCAGTCCAACGAGTTTCATCTGCCATGATCTTAATGAAATCTCGCTTTCCAGGTTCAGTCGTCTGTCGCTTTAACGGATACCCAGGCGAAGTCGCTAGATTCATTCCGGCGAAAACACCAGGGATTCCGAAGACTGCTTCCTCAAAAGTTAGCTGTCGTCGACCGACTGGCCAGGTCAATTTGTCTTTCAGAGATCTATACATATCCTCGTAAACCTTGTCTACTAATGCTTGATCAGCTGGTGGATGTTCAATCATTCCGACATTTTTGACTCCAACTCTGATGGGATTTACCGTATCGGTAACATGCAGATGAGCTGGTCTTTTAACGCCTTTCCAATCTGGATACATTTCCCCAAACTCTGATGTTTCCAATCTGGTACCACCAGGTTGCAAGAAAATTTCATCTGGCTTCGCATTTTCAGCTCGCTTGATATTCGGCATTTTCCGGATATAATCCAGATAATCAATGCTGGTATCCATTTCATGGCAGTGTTCGACTGGCTCGTGAACCATTGGTTCTAGTTCGTCGGTTTCTTCCTCTGGATTCATCCACTGATCAGCCATATTATCATTATTGATCGGCTGTTGAGCGTAAAATTCCTTCTGTTCCATATTCGGTTCCGGAAGTGAAGTCGCATTCTGAATCATCTCCTGGGTCACTATATTACAAATTCCGACTGGGTCATTCTGGTTACCAGTTCCGGCAACATGAATACCCAGGATTTTGCCAGTGTATTGTCTATCTAGGATATATACAGGTGATCCACAATCCCCAAAAACGGTAAGGGCTCGGTAGTGGGCAGCGAATTTCACATTCTGGTACCCGAAACTAACGCGGTACCGAGTTCCGTCTCGGACCACGATAGCCTTGGAACTTTGGGTTCCTTCGCTGGCTTCGATCATTATATCATAGCGATCCCGTTCGCTTGCCTGAGCTTCGGTCAAGAATCGTTTCCACAATGCAGGGAATGTCGGCAAATTATTGATGTCAAATCGATAAAACGACACATCATGAATGCCCTGCTCATCTCGGAAGAGATTCGCTGGATCAAATTTCCCGGTGTACCTCCGACCAGCATATTCCAGTTGGTATTCAGTTCCTTCGGCAAACTCACCGTTTCGGTCGGTAAAGCCGTGATAGTTGAACAGGCCCCAGTTGTCTTTGACACCGAGGCCCCGAACTATACAGGTCGGGAAGTGGAGAGTCAACGATGGCACTTCAGCTTGAGACCACATTGCGTCCAGAAAATCTTCGACTCCTTGATCTATCGTGGCATGGCTAACTCCACCACCTCTGTGAATGATCGTATCATAATCTCGAGGATCGTGATTGTGTCGTCGTTCAGCCTTCCTCTTTCCAGGGCGCCAAACGGTATCGTCTCTGAACGGATCGTTGCGACGACCTCTTGCTCGGGGATCCGATTGTCCTCTAAATGTTGGAATAGCTTCCTTGTCATTCACGAAGCAGCGTCTCAGAAATGAACCAATGGCCACCAATGCGACACCAGCAGCTATGCCACCCAGCCAATAAGGCATTAAAGGCCGGAAATTCTGAAACCACTCTGGAAAAGCATCCCAGAGAAGTTTGGCTTCCTCAGTGTCCGGATTTTGTTGAACGAAATGAATCATGCACTCTCGGTCCATTCTTTCGAGTTCATGATCCCACTGTTCTTCACTACAATCCGGAGCATCATAATATTGCTGCCCTTGCGAAGAGAATATTCGTCCACTGCCCCAACGAATGATTGGGTCCACAATGGTACTACTAAACGCCTCGCGCACAGTCGGTGTTTCTTTCGGCAAGCCAATCAGATCTTGTAAGCTTTCTGTAATCGCTGCCTGAGGATCTGGAGCCACCAAGTTGTTATCGAAGTTCTCTTCCAACAGCTTTTGAGTGTCCAAAAATCGCTTATAGTTAGCCCGAATCATCTCGATAGCAATCGGGTAACTTTTTGGAACTGTCTGTCTCAAATCAACTCCGTAAATTTCCGGAGCTCTGTTCGGTTGTGACCAGACTTCTTTCTGTCGAGCAACTTCCAATGTTCGGGTTGGTCCAGTGAAAGTAAACGAGACAAAGCTCTTTTGTTCCATTTGTTCAGCTGTCAATTTATTCATATCGATAGCTCCACTGTTGGTAACAGGAGCGGTCTTAGACGGATGAACTTGCATCACCAATTCTCGTCGTCTGGCTAAAGCAACTGGATCTATTCCAGGAACCGCAGTGAACTCTTTGTTGTTCAAGGTAATGACCACTTTTGGTCGAGCCACTGTTCCTTTCAGGCCAACTGATAGATCGTCCACACTCGCCAGAGGCGGACAAAATCTCAGAGACGAGATCAGGGATAAATAAACATTCCCGGTTTCCAGCGCAGTCTGAGCATCAACAGCCGACAAAAATTCATCGAATACGATCACTTTCTGATCTCCGAATCCGTCCCAATACTTCGATCCAGGGGCTACGGTGAACACCTGGTCAATGGGAATGCCAAAGGCGTCCCGGATAATGCTGTTTAAAATGCAGCTTTTTCCGACACCGGGAGCACCCCAAATGTGCAGGGAATACGGTTGTTGTCGGGGCCGGTTATTTTCTCGCATCTTTTTCAACATATCAGAAATTGTTACTAATTTATAATAATGATGCGAAACCAGACCCCATAATCGAGTATCGTTTGGTTTGCTCTTGGTCTTATGCATCAACAGCAGACCGTTGCCTCGGACTTCATCCAAAGCATCTGAATATTCCGGACTGGACATCACGGTCGTACTGCCTTGTAGCCGAATTAATGCTTCTGCGAGAAGCACCCATTCTCCAACTTCGTTCTCCAGT